ACCGTTCCCGCCTGATGCACCCCCACCGATTGCGCCCCATGCTGATCCGTCATAACCCTCAAACGATCCGTCTGTTGAATTGAAGCGGATGTAACCCGCTGACGGTGAGCCATCGCGTTGTGCGGTCGTGCCGGACGGAAGTTGGCCTGATCCGGTTGCGGAGGTTTTGGCGACTACGGTTGCGCTGTCGAGGGCAACGTCTTGCCAGGCACTTCCCGAATACACACGCATCCGGTCTGTCGCAGTGTTGAAATACATATCGCCTGCCGTGAGTGCATCGCCATCGTTATCGACTGATGGGTCGCTGGACTTCGCCCCCAGGTAGGTGTCATCGAAATTGTCGGCTGCTGCTTCCGCTGCTGCCTGTGCTGCTTCGGCTGCGGTCTGTGCCGTGGCTGCCGAGGTTGCGCTGGATGCGGCCGCAGTCGCTGAAGCCGAGGATTTTGCGCTGTAGTGTTTCGCGGAATACTCGCTGCCGTCGACCTGGGAGTCTTCAGCAGTCTGCGCCCAATCCTTCGCACTGCCGCCCAGGGTCGCACCAGTCAGAGATCCCTGCGCCCACTGTTTCGCTGACCTATCATTCGCGCCAGCACCATTGACTGCGTCAGCGTCTTGCGCCCAGGACTTAGACGATCCCCCGGTACTTGCCTGCGTGCCCTGCGCGTACTCTTTCGCGGAGTAGTCGGATCCCGATACCGCAGCATCAGTCTTGGTCGACCAGTTTTGCGATGTAGTGGCACTGGACGCACTAGAGGTCGCGCTGGAGGCCGCAGCGGTTGCGCTCGCCGCCGCATTCGTCGCCGATGTCGCGGCACTCGCCGCATCCACAATCAGCGACCATTTCGCCGAATCCGTGTTAGTCGTTAGTGGCTGCGCACCGCTTGAAGTGTGGCTGCTGGTGCAGATGAATATGTTGTTGGTCGATGTATCTTTGACTAGGTCTCGGGAAACGTAACTCGTAGCGGACGCCCAATCCCCCTGGTAATTACCGATCTCGACGGTCGCACTTAAATCACCAGCACTGTCGAACCCGAAGACCTTATTCGCGCGTTCTGCTGCGGTCCCGGTAACCTCAACCGTACCGACATCGGTGACGGTCGTGGCAAACTTGACCGATCTGCCGAGTGCTTCATCGACCTCCTGGGTGATAAACGTCAGTCGGTCGACGCTGTCCTCCAGGGTCTCGGCCGGGAAGCGGTCATAGTCGTTCCAGTCGTTAGATTGAGTACGCGCCAGGATGCGTTCGATAACAACTTTCTTCCCGCTCGCTGGTACGTTGCCGGTCGTGAAGACCACATTGCCGCCGCTTGAGACCCCGGCATTGGTAACGGTGTAGTGCGTTGTCAGCGTCTTGAGCGTTCCGTCGACGTAGACCTTGAGGTCTCCGTCTGCGTAGATCTTGAAACCATACGCAAACGTGTCGGTCGAGCCGTTGCCGGTGTAACTGACCTTACTGGTGGTGGTTGAAACTGTCATGTTTTTGCCTAGTCAAAATTGAATAACGGTTGTTCGCTTTTGGGTGTTATTGGTTCAACGCCTTGATTTCGCATTTCCTGATCAGCACGTTCTCGACCAAACTTGCGGCGCATTGAGTTCTGCTCCTTCAGCATGATTTCTTGAGCAAGTCGAGAATTGTTGGCTTTTAGGAATTTTCTGGCAGCCTCGTCAAAAGTGGTTTGGATTTTCCGAATCATCTCGACGCGACGAAAGTCCGTCATTCCAGGAGCGTCATACTCCTCGGACTGCATAAACTTTTCGACGGCACCCTTGAACGTGAGATAATGATCGCCTGCCTGCGGCTGGATGCGATCACGCCAATGTGCGTTTTCGTCATAGAGCGGTGTTGATACATCAACCGGTTCCATGAAACCGTCATCCGACCAAAGGACTCGAATACCATCCCGAGAAATCTTCTTAACATCATGCGTCAGATCCGCGTCGAGTTTTACGCCGCCTATTCTTTCTGTGGGAAACGTCACCGGGGCTATTCGAGTGTTTTCAAATAACCTCGCATATTCGATGTCTATCGGTTCCTCACTAACCTCAAATTTTTTGAAAGGAAGATTAAGCAAGTGCTCAAAGTCCATATATTCCCCATGCCGACCGACCAAGTGTGGAAGGTTCTTTGAGAAGTACGGCATAGAGTTCTGCAGCCGCTCCAGGATGCCTTCTGCCTCGCGCAGCCCTGGGTCCATCATCTTTCGTAGATCGCGGCGAGCACCCGCTAACGGAATTTGCGCGTTCAAGAACGTGGCCGCCCACCTTTCGTAATAGCGGTCGGGATCGCTGATGGCATCTATAGCCTCATTTACACCCCTCATGTACGTTTTGTTGATTGTGTTTTCGTACATGGCAAGCGTTAAAGCAGCCCCCAGGTTTAAGATCATGTCGACTTGGGATTGATCCAGGTCGACAAACTGACTGATCTTCACTGCATCCACAAAATCCGCGATCAAGCCAAAGTGCAGGCTTAACGGTTCCAGACGATCAAAGGTTCTCCACTCAGTCGGATTACCTGCGTCATCAAAAGCGACCGGAAAAGATCTTGGCGGGATAACCCCCTTTACTGCTTCACGCGCTCCAGGTTCCCGAGGACCAGATCCAGTCAGGTAACCATTAAATGCCAGGCTAACAAGCGCAGCAGTGGTCATGGTGCCTACCACCATTTTTGACTGCGCCATCTGCATATCTTCAATCTGCCTGGGTGTCAGCGCAGACTTACCTGGCTCGGGTTTCGGATAGAGTCTGCTAAGAGTAACTTTCGATAAAAAGCCGAGAGGAGTGTCCTCCAGGAAACCGACTTTAGTGATCTGCAATGGAGTACGAAAAACCGGCACCAACAATCGCCCAATAGCCCGATCTTGCACCACTGCCTGCCATTTTTTTCCACTCGGGCCTAACGGATTGGTAAAGGTGTTTTCCTCTCCGAGGTCTTTCATCCGACCCAGGGTTTCATCGTCAGGATTTTCCAGGAGTTCCCGGAACCGGACCTGGGTCTCAGCGTCAGTCCAGCCGTTAAGTCTTTGCTCCTTTATAGCCTGGCGCATCGACAACTGAGACCACATCCCGCTCTCATTCAGAACCTTAAAGAGAGCATCGGTCGGCCCGAGGATTCTTTCCATCGGAGCGCGCGCTAACAAGCCCCAAACATTTAGAGCAGCACCGTGAATGGACTTAGGATTAAATCCTAGTGCCCTTGCATCCAATCCTTTATCGCGCGCGCCTTCAAATTTGGCTGATCCTCCATAGGGTTCAGCGGTGCGCAATGACACGGTAAAGGCTTGCGATGCTCTGCGGAAGTTACTCATGGCACCATAGAAAAATGCCATCGCCTCTCCGACCTCTACTTCACTCTGGCCCGAATAGGTCCACTTCCCGAGGCGCGCAGCCAGCGCGGTGTTCGCCATGTGGCGACCCATCATATAAGCGTTACCGATAGGGTTCACACCAAACGTCGACAACCCGCTCAGAATTGAACCGACCATGTTCTCGGCGAACGCTGCACCCCACTTGCTGATACCGGAAGACTGTGCGTTGACAGTCTTATTTAGAGATAACAGATTGGGATTAGCGATAATGGCATCGGCCATGCGTCCTGGATCCATCCCGGATCCGTAGGATGCGAGCAGTTCTTCAACCCTGGCGCGCGGCAGATCCTTAATTGGACCGATACTCTGGCCCGAAGTTGCGCGCAGCGCGCGACCTGCTTCTGCGCGCACTCCCATGAACCTTGCCAAGAGTTCTTTATGGATATTCCAGTTCCGCAAAAACTCTAACTCGGAGACCTGGACATCGTCGCCGACTGCTTTGCGCCGGTAATTGACTGCTGATCGCTTTAGATTCTCAGCAGACTTTAGAACCAGGATTCTGGCTGCCTGAATCTGCTCTGCGTTGGCTGCGCCTCCTGGAGGGTTCTGAATGAACTCAGCAACGAACTTAGGATCATCGGACAACGCCCTTGCCAACTTCATTGTTTCTTCTTCAGTAACGATTCCTCGACGCTGCCGGTCAATGTCCATGCGATAGCGTTTGGCAATCGCCATCTGCGCTTTTTCAAAATCTTGCGGAGAGGTAAAGTTCTCTGGATTGATCTGCCAGGATTCGCTCAGATCAAAGTCCTGGTAATCCGCGCCTGCCAGGACAGAATCCAATTCATCGACCTTGTCTTCAATCTCCTCTGGAGTTCTCAGAGTCTCATTGTCAGCCCTAACTCTGTCAGGACCGCCGCCAGGTTCAATCTTGTCGGCTGCAGGCTGATCCTCGGAGAAGTATTCTTTTTCGCCACGCTTGGTGTCGATTCTTAAACTCTCGGGAAGGTTCCTTTGGCGTGATGCACCAGCAGTATTGAAAAGAGTCATAAACGGTCGTGCCGCGCGCGCACCTATTCTGCCCGTGACACCAGCGACCAGGATCTCCTCAATTTCTTCCTCTCCAGAAGCAGAAACCCCGGCAGGTGCCGGGGTCTCGGTGGGAGTTGGTTCCAGTTGCGGATCCAGTTCTGTTGGGGGCTTAACTGCCATCAGAATGCCCCCGCTGCTGGTTCAATCAGTCGTTCATCGGCCAGAGGACCGGCGGCCCCTTGTCCTTCTTCTCCTGTCTGCGGGTTTCCTCCAGGGCTTCTTTCCAGATCTCCTCTGGAAACGCTGGCACTGGCGTCGACTCCCGACTCTCGGAGTTGTCGGATGGTTTTTGAGTTTTCATCTAATTGACCTCTACCAAGGATTATATCTAAGAGATCAGCATCAGATACGCTGATCGATCCCTCCGGTGTTTTTTCTGCGACCAATGTGACTGAGTTTCCTGTGTTGTCCATCAGTGATCCAACATCGGCAGCCTCCAGGTACTGTATCGCGTTTGCATTAAACGCCTTGTGAGACCGCACCATTGCCTGCAGGTGAGGCAGTCGACCGGAGTTATAGAACCGGCCCAGGTTTCTGTTTGCGGCTGTTGCTGGATCAATGGTGACCCCTAAGAAGTGAATTTCGTAGCCTTTCTGTCTTAGCAGTTCCATTAAAGCGAGATTCTTGCCTGGGTTTGCCATCGTCTTGTCGATCACGATGTTTCTATTCTCCTGGACTGCTTGGGCTAGTGCCATATCTGCAACATCGCTGGATTCTTCATGCACAATTTCTGCAGCCCTGTAATCCCCTGCGCGCCGCACTTTCTTATAGTCGGGTAAACCCTTTTTCACATCATCTGGATTGATAGTGACGTAACTGCGGTCTGGCATCCTTCCACTTTTGATCGCTGCTTTTTGAACAGTAGTTTTGCCAGATCCTCCACCTCCACCCATAAACACGACAATCGGTTTTTCACCCTCGGCAACCCGACTACCCTTGACGTTGACCGTGTTAAAAATAATGCGGTCGTGAATTTTTTTGCGTGCCGCTTTGTACTGCGGCACACCCTGGTGCCCGAACGTAGGATTGAAAAACTCTGTCTGCTCCCCGACCGATTTTTTATGCTTTGTCTGCGTATCTATGGATACTCGCGGATCGTCATCGGGGATCGTCTTGGGAAGTTCTGGAAAGTTAAAGTTTTCGGCATCAACGTCGACCTTTCCTTCATCAACGACCACCCGCTTTTCAGTAAGCGTTGCATCACCGACATCCTCCAGGATGGTCTCGGTCATCGTGCGTGGTCGCTTATCTTTAATGGGTTCCTCGACGATTACCAGGTCCGGTCTATCTTCCGGTACTTTAGGCAGCGGCCCTGTTCTATCGTTCCATTTTGTGATCGCAGTTTTGACTGCGGTCGGAGCGCCAACCATTGTTCCCGGTAAAAGTGCGCCAGCCCCAGCCCCAAAAAATGTTTCCGCACTCAGATATTCAGAAATCGGAAAATGCTCATCTTGCAGGTCGGCTTCAAATTCCTGGCGCATGATGGAATCACTGGCACCATATGCAGCACCTTCAGTAACCGCAATTCCCATACCTGTCTTAGACAATATTGAATTTGCAGAGTTCTCAAGGAAAAGTTTGAAACCGCTCTTTGCCGTTTCACGCCCTAAGAACTTTAGGCCCAATGATGCTAACGCGCCGACACCAAAGTAATTTGAAGGGTCTTGCGCCATGTTTTTTGTGGCACGCCACCACCCAGCACCAGAACCGAAAAAACCATCCTTTGCTTCATAGGTATCGTAAAGCAGCATCAGCGCAAGTTTCTGACGGTCGGTGAACTTGTTTTCTATGTCCATCATGTAACCGACCAGACCTTTTGAGTCTTCCTCGGTCCAGGGCATATCCACGTTAAACCAGGAGTAGTTGATCTTTCCCATCTCCTCTAGTCCGTAACGCGCCGCGTCTTCGTCAGTGCCATCAAACTGATTGCCGGTGTTGGCTTCATGCAGTACCCGACTCGCGGTGATCCAGCCTTGATCGTTGAACAGTTCCTGTTCAGTGATCTCAAATTCTTCTTTATTTACCTGATCCAGGTAGTCGATCATTAACTGATTTTCTGCCTGCTGGGTCGCAGTGAATTGATCAATTCGACTTTGATCTTGATCTGTCATTCATCTAACCCCAACCAACTTTTGTAGTCGTGCAGCACTTTTTTCATTTCTTTCAGAATCCAGTTATCAGCACCCCCGGCCGCTTCGATCTCCTCTTGCAGTTCTTCCGGTGATTGACGTTCACCAATAAAGCCAGCCTTAAACTCCCAGCCAAACTCGGCAAACTTGGTTGCCAGAGCATCCCGCTGCGGCCCAGGCTTCATGCTTTCTACAAAATCATAAGTCGGCTTTTTATTGCCATCTGGACCTAACTTGAGATTTCCAACTTGCCAATTTGTAAAGTCTGCCCATTGATCTTCAGTGCCACCAAACGCCTGCGGGTGTGTATTCCCCACTCCTTTGACGTTGTTGCTAACGGTGGTGCGATTAAGTTCCTTATCGGCTAACTCTTTCGCTCTGTCATAGATTTTGTCGAGCACCTCTTTGTTTGGAATATCTGATTGCTGCAATTCATCCGCGTATTCAATCAGTTCAATCATGGCCGCGTTCATGCGCTTCATCATGTTTGCACGCGCCTGGCCTGGCATGAATTCCAGAAACTGAGGACTTGGAATGAAGGCATCCTCCAGGATCTCTTTCGCCAGATGACCCTTGATACCGTCTGGATTGCTTTTGTCCCACCAGATTATGCTGGTGCGGTCATACTTTCTGCGCTCCTCAATCATTCTCTGCTTGAAACCCTGCTCCAGGGGCATTGCCTGCAGATTCTCGACGCTGTAGTCGTCGTTAGAAATATCGCCAAGAATTTTATTTTCGAGTTCTGGATCTGATTCGATTACGGTGCCGCTCATTTTGATCGCACGCTTCTGATGATCCTCCAATTTTTTGAGGGCATCCTCGGCAATGTCATCATCAGCGATCTTTTGCGCGTAGACCTCAGAATTGAACAATTCCGGGTCACCGTTGTTCGCGTAAATCTGATCGACTAAATCTTTAAAGTTATTCTCTAGCCTCTCCTCATCTGCTTTTTCAAACGCCTCCATCCTTTGTTCAATCTTGCCCAGGAGTTCCATCTTGGCTTCACCGTCCAGATGCTCCAGATGAGCATAGGCTCGCACTTGGTCTGGTGTCTGAATATAGACACCGTCATCACCTACTTGGGAGTCGTCAGTTCCTTCCAAACGATCTCTAACCATTTCTAACTGATTCTCAGAATCGGCTTTAATGATTTCAGTTGCAAAATAATCGACTGCCAGGGCTTCATGCCGCTTCTGCGCCATTTTGGACAATTCCATAGGGTCAAACGCAAGTTGCGCATGGGGAGAGTTTTTAATCTCCTCAATCTGACCATCGGTTTGTGCAGCCTCAAATTGATCGTAAACACGGCCCTGTAAATATTTGATGTGCTGCTTGCGATTGACTGAAGCGGCTTCGGCCTGGGCTTGCGCGATGTAATTGACCGATCCTTTAAGGAACGCATCCCGCGATACTCGACTCATGCCCTTCGCGATTCTGTCGCGTGCGTGAATCAAGGACGCATTAAACGATTTGTAAGAAGTCTTATGCACCGGTTGCCAGGTGCTATTGACCTGACCGGTATACCCATCAATCTCTGATTGCTCTCGCGCAATCGGCATTGCCTTCATGTTTGCGAGCATCTGCTCGACTTCAGTGCGCAAATTAAGATTAGCGGTGGTCAGTTGCTCCTCGGCATCGGCTTTTGCAAAAGTCTCCGCGATCTGTTGCGCGCCCGACACAAGCGCAGTCATCGGCTTCGCCTGGTCCAGAACCGCTTGCACTTCTAATTGCATATTGCGCTGTCCGGCCCGAGGGTTCCGCAGAAATTTACTTTCGTCATATTCCTCGGCCCTCCGCATCGTCGGTGCTGCTCGCATTACCGGCTGCGAATAAGCCCCCGACATGGATGGGCTGACGCTGTACTGAAATTTAGGAATCTTCATCTAACCCACCCCGACCCCTGATGCGTGGGTGTACGGCATGGATAGAGACATTCCAGTACCCCCAAACCCATGAGTCGCACTCGGAGATAAAGTCGGACCCGAGGAGAATCCTCCACCCCCATACTGCAGGTAAGTATTCGTCGCACCCATCAAACCGCTGATCAAGGATGCAGTGCCCTGGGCACGCATACTCGCGGCATACGCTGCCCCACCACGTTCCATTGACTTTGCGTTGGCCTCGGCATCGTTCAGCATAATCGTGGCTGACGATTCGGCTTCTTCGCGCGTAATGTGCGCCTGCAGCGCAGCAGTCTCCAGAAGCACGCGGGATCTTTCTTCAGCATCCAGCATGGTCAGTTTGGCTCGAGTAATCCCTTCCTTGCCCATCATCGTCAGACGCTTGCGCGCATAGTTCGCCATGTACTGACGTTCACCGTAGCCCTGCTCGACGGCATCAACCAGAACCTCTAGGGGGGATCCCTGACCAACCCTGACACCGCTGGCACCGGTCGCTGCACGAATTGAACCTGCAAGCGCACGCTCCTGGAGAACGTGCCTTCGCAGCAGTTCAAGATTTTCAGTTGCTGCCAGGTCCAGATTCGTAATGGTCGAATCAAGATGCGCAAGAGAATTCGCCGTTGCAATGTTAAGAACGCTACCGGCATTCAGATTTGCCGTCGACAAAATCGCGCCAGCGTTAAGACCCGCAATGCGACGAATCTCATCAGCATTTTTTGCCGAAATTTCACGCAGATCCGCTGCATTAGCGGTGCCGATCTCAATGGCACGCTCGGCGGCATCATCGGCTGCGCTTTTTGCTGAGATTGCTCCGAAAAGTTGGAGACCAATCATGGCGGCAGTTGCGACAGACATTACCTAGCCTCCGTGTACCGAGAGCGTGCCGAAGATGGCAAGCAGGTGAGTCGGGCCAGGCAGATCCTGGGTAATCGTGACCTGGCCTTCCAGGTCGTAACCTTCATTCTGAATTCGGACATCACCTGTTGTTTTCGGTTCTGCATTGCCCATGCCGGTCGAGGGTGTCCTCACCGGGGGTCGGATGCCGTTAATCTTGGGGTAGAAGGAGTCATGCAAACGGACATAAATTTCGTTCCACCGCTTCCGGCGACCCTGGGCAGTGCCTGCAGGGTTGCCACCTTCAATGGGTAAAGTTTTCAGCGTGCTGGTGAAGGGCAGACCAATGTCGGCAGCCGTCACCGAGAAACCACCAAAGGACACATTACCGCTGGAGACCGTGTCATTCGGCACCACAGCGTCATTACCTAAGATGCTGACCTCTTTGCCTTCCAGGTGCGATAAGCCGCCGGAAGTGATCCCAGTGATCGCACCACCGCTGTACGTTAAAGCAGAGTCAACGTGCAGATCAGGGTCCAGGTATTCGACGTAGCGTTTGGTCGCACCATTGATAGTACGTTTGACCGCGACCCACACCTGGTCGACCGAGGACTGCGGGATCGCACACACCGACTCAAAGGTGCCGTCAGTCGTATGCCGGTGCCAGCCGACGATCTTGCGGCCTTTCTCGTAGGTCATACCGGCCAGCGTTCCGTCATTCATCACGCACCAAAGGATGCTGTCAGGCACCATCTGGTAGGCCATGTCCTTGATGACCTTGCTGCCGATATGCTCGGCGAGAAACGTCACATCCTCTGATTCGTAAACGTCATTGCCCCAGTTGTACTCATAAGAGCGAACTGCTGTACCGGTGCCCTGCACAAACAATGTCTGGTAACCAATGTGCCGGGGCTGGACGTTCTTACCACCGTAGGAGGTCTGCCTGGTCACTTGCACATTGCTGGGGGTCAGTGCTGCCGTACCCCCTGAGACCTTAAACTCCGCGCCAGCGGTGCCGACCAGGAGCACCTCAGTCGAGGACATCCATTCGACCGTGTTGACCTTATAAGACGCAATCGCGTATTCCAGGGCATCGTCATCATTGGTGCCGACCGTGAAATTTTCAAAATCGTCAGTCTTGGATCCGAAGATAGTCTGCGGTTTCGCGTTGGTGCCACCAAACCAAAGACGTTGCTGGTGAAAAACTACCGCTCGCGGATACTTGTCGGTCGCATCCCACTTAGGTGCCGTAAACGATGGCGCAGTTAACGCCCAACTTGTGTTCGAAGTTCTGACCAGTTTGCGCGGCGCGACATCGGGGTGAACGATGTACATGGTGTCGGCCGATTGCGCGACTTGAATCTCGTCGAGTTGCGCCTCCGTGTACGGCGAGGTGATTTCATACGCGCTCCCGCTTGAGGTAACCTGTCCATTCTGCGTAAAGAAGCGAATGTACTGATCACCGAATTCCAGGACATACGACTGCGAACGGTTGAACTCAAACCGGATCAGCCGAACCTTTTTACTTGAGTCTTTGACCTCGGCAACATAATGCGTGCCGCCTCTGCGCTCGACTCCACCATGCAACTTGATAATGAAGTTTTCACACGTTTCGACCGCGTCACCATAACGCTCGGTATCGACTCGACCATGCAGCAGCGGCGATAACTCACCGCTCAGAAAGTTGGTTTGTATCGAATGAGTGCGCGCCATTTACCACCAGGCCCGACCGAATCGAATGCCGTTGCTATCGATGCCTGCACGCGCTTCTTCAAAGCGGGTCGAGACAAAGTGATCACGCGACGATTCGATCTGGTCGATGGATTGCGCTTCGGCGAGTTTGCTCTGATACAACTGGAACATCAGTTGTGCGACACCATTCGACTGAACCAGGGTGTAAGCCGCATCTGCTGCAAGGCGTGCTGCGAGTGCTTGCGCCAGAAGACCGTCTATCTCACCGAGTGAGTCAGGTCTACCGATATAGCGGATCTTGCAAGTACCCGCATCAGTCAACAGATTACGCCCTTCCACCTTCCACACATCTAGGTTCGTGGTTTCGTTCATCTCAAGGACACGAACGCAATAGGGATCTGTCGGCAGCGGATACGAATAGTCGAATCCGAATGCGGGAGTAGAGGTCGACGCAACCAACTGAGTACGTTGCGTCAGACAGTTCCAGGGGTACGCGCGAATCACCGCGTCCTGGATACCGTCAAAGATCTGGTTCATCACAGCAGATTCAGTGCTGCCATCGGTCAATGATGTGATGCGGTTAGCACCTAAGAGGGTCAGCGCATCGTTAATAATTGAAAGTTTTGAAAATGCCATGATGTTCGATTAGTAAGGAAAAAGGCGGCCCCGAAGGGCCGCCAATCCCCAGGAGAGAGAAGATTAGGCTTCGTGAGCCTGCACTTCGACGACACGCTCATCTTCGATGCGCGTGGCTTGCATTGCCCCTTTAATGTTCAAATGAGATCGCTAATCTCACCCTGCCTTTCGGCTACTGCATTTTTCAATGCAGAACAGACTATGTCATAACCCCAGTGGGGTTCTCCGCGCTTCGGGTCGCTTGACCCTACTCCTAAAAAGGATAGTCGTTGCACGTTCCGCTTTCGCGGCTTCGCTCAAAGTTGCCCTCGTCTTTACGTTAGGGGTTTCTCTGAATTCACGGAGTTTTGCATCCACTATTACTAGTGGAGGGCACTAGAATCATTTAATGCCATGTAAACCTGCCAGCCATAAGACTTGTCAGGCCGCTCATCGATCTTGGTCATCATGTCTTTGCCGATAGCAAGACCGAGACCAGGTTTCGAGAACGCAATGCACGAACGCTTGCTGGACGCAACTGCCAGACGCTCTGAACGAACGAATTTGAAACCAAGGTAGGAGTCAATCTGACCTTCTACCAGTGCCTTTACAGAGTTGTAATCGGCACTCTTGACTTCAGTCACGTTCAAGAGGTCTTCCAACTGACGCGAACCGATGATGAAACAACGGTCTTCATTCTCGACCTCGTTCGCATCCAAGATGCGTTTGGCCTCAAGAATTTTTGCCAGAGTCATGCCAGCGGTTCCAGACTCCGTGATCTTCTGCCCAGCAGGCAGTGCCACAGTAGAACCGTCACCGTCGACAGCGTTGCCAGTAGCGGCAGCGATGATGAGATCATCGATTGCACGCCCCATCGCCCAGGCACCAGACTTGGTGTACGAACCTTTGGGATCCACCAGCATACGGACATCGTCTGTCCAGTCGTGCATAGTGGCCCAATGGTAGTCGGCCAGGGTGACGGTACGCCTTGAGTGAGTCATCTCCACGTTGGGCGTATCCGTGTAGCGGGTCGTTTTGGAAACGGCCGCCGTTGATCCGAGTCGCTCGAAATTGACCTTCTCGGAGTTTGCGGTCTTCGTGAAGACCAGGTTACGCAGTTTCGATCCCTTCTGCTGTGCCAACTGCAGAACGGCATCCTGGTACTGCTGTGCATACCACTTATTGCCTGTATAGGCCATGAGATGTACCTCATCGAAAAATAAAAAAACCGGCTTGCGCCGGGCCTTTGTTTTTCGAGGGGCTGTCCTTTCGGACCCTTCTACGTTTAACGCTCGTCAGCGGTGACCTACCTGGTCACAAGGTTCTGGACCCTAAAAGGGCTACCCAGCGGAGAACCGTCGCTCGAAGGCATCGGGTTCTCCAGTCTCATCAGACACGTACGCTGCCTGATAAAGATTTTGCATTTTTTCAATCGCAGCCTGATGTCCAGGATTGCTGTCATCGTTATAGGCATGGGCCGGATTGGCCTGGATCTCCTGGATCTGCGCGAGTGCTTCTGTCGGTGTCATGCCCATAGATTTTGTGCCGCCTGCATCAATCGCCGGATCCTCGGCAAACCCTTTGCCAATCTCTGCAAAGGCTTTGATGAGTTGCACGTTATTGCCAAGACCAGTTGCATTCAGTTCGTTGACCAGGTTCTCGTCACCGTAAATCTGGAGTGCGGCCTTTGCGTCTTTTAGTTTGCTGTCAAACGCCTGACCCCATTCGTCTTTGAGAGAAGACAGAGATTCAGCCTGGGAACTTTCAAACTGTTCTTGCGCCTGGAATGAACCCTGGTTCATCCAGTTGATCAAGCCGGATGCTTGCGTATTGTTCAGCCCCAGCGAATGAGCCAATTCCAGGATCGCAGCCTCGACCTCTGGATTCTCGACCGTGTCTTCCGCGCGATCAATGTTGTAGCCGGTCGCATCTTCGGGTCGCCCGAGGCGATTGTAAAACTCGCCCCATTCTTCCTCAGATGACTCCTCGGTCGGTACAAAATCGATGCCGTCAATCTCAAAAATCTTTTCGGCAAAATCGCTCCAAGCGTCTTCGCCTGCGTCTTCGCCTGGAATCCGAATGCTGCGGCCGATATATGACTGCGCATCGGTATAGGCTTTCGCCAGAGTCGGAATATCTGGAATGTCTTTTAAGGATCCCGCTTCTCTGAGATCCTCTGGCAGTGACTCACGCCAGGTGCCGCTGCTAGTGTCTTCCTGTGGTGCTTCTTGTGTCAGAATGGATTCAGTGGTTTCGGTTTCAGCCATATCTAGTTACCCCTTAAACGGACCAGATTGATTAAAAAATTGACCACATCCCGCTGCCCTTCATTGAAGGCAGTCTGGTAAGGGTCTCCTGGAGTAAAGGATCTACGCAAAGAGTAGATCTCTAATAAGGCCGTCATCACGACTTCACCGTCAGGTGAGTCCATGAGTTTCAGCCATTTTTTTTCAAATTCTTCCTGACTAATCATTGCGGCTGCATACCAGCAATGACACCACCGACACTGTCCTGACCAGCCTCATCAATGGCACCAGCGACCTGCGCCGCCTGACCTGCCTGCTCAAGAGCGGTTTGCTGCGCCATCATTTGCTGTTCCGCTGCCGCCTGCTGCTCTCGCATAAAGTTAAGGCGTGCCATGTCTTCATCCGACTTCATCACCTCACCAGGTACGCCCAGGCGTTTTGCGAGCATTCGGCCAATCTTGGAGAAGTCGACAATGTCGAGGACCGTAGGATCGACCTGGGCCATCTGACCCAACTGCTCGAACCAGCGTTCCACGGCAAACACTTCTTCCATCTTTTGAGCACGCGCCAGAGGCGACACATACTCGACATCCAACTTGCTGCCGCCTTCCATCAGCGATTGCGGAGGTTCTTTAAAGAGACCAGCACGGAACATGACCATGAACACACGCTGTAAGAGCGGGTTCAAGAACTCGCTTTGCAGGCGACCCACGACCGGACCCAGGATCTGCTGCATGAGTTCCATGCGCGCCCTCACCTCAGTCGCGGTCATGTTTGGACCTTCGTGCAACTGCAGTTGATCGTTAAAGAATGCTCGCCGGATGTTGACGATCAGTTCGCTGGACTTGATCTGACTGACCTGCCACTGGGTGCCGTTCTGCATCGGCTTGATGCCGTTGATGTCACGCACATAGGTCAGCCCACCTGGATCTAATCGCAGGTCACCGATAATGCCGTTATAGGATGCCAAAGTCGGAGGATCAATGGTCTTTTCCCAGGCTCGCAACTCAAACAGTTTTGCTGCATTAAGAGTGCGAATATCGGCTCGCGCCATCATTGCGGGGCTGAATCCGTAAACATCGCCCGAGAGTTTCGACCACCTCGGCACCATCCAGGGGCACTCATAGTAGCCGTCTTCTCTGACGAGTTTTTTGTCTTTGACCTGCACCCAGCACGATGCCCACGGTCGCTCTTTGCCAGGTGCCAGTTCCATCGGTTCTACGCCTTCGCGGGGGTAGACCGCATGGATAAACTCAAACTCTTTGTCGGGTTTGTCCTGGAGCGCGCGCTCTATGGATTCGCCAAGATCCTCATTGGGGAATAACTGCTTGGCCTGGCGCGCGGAAAACTTCAAAGAGCGGTAGATGGTGTCGACATGACCGTCGACGTTCTCGGCGACCGCAATCTCAGACAGATGCACCGTTCTAAAGTTGAGACTGTCCTGGTTGTCGACTTTGTCAGTCTCGACCAGGAGCGCGGCCGTTCCGAAACAGCAAAGGTCGAGGTATAACTCGTTGACCTCAGAATTGAAGTTGGATTCGTCAATCGCTTTATAAATGCGGTCGACAGAATCCTCCAGCCACTCAATCGCAGCATCGTCATTGTTGAGGACTTCATCGCGAAAGCGGATATGGAACCAGCGACCGCTGGGCGCAGTTAATGCACCATGCAGACCGGACGCGAGAGTCTGGTTCGACGTAATCGCGGTCGAGTCATACAACTCCTGGTCGCGTTTCGCGCCGCCCTCACGCTGCGAGATAAAGTCGGCTTTGGTAGGCAGCACAAAGTGCGCTACCTCATCCCAAATGTTGTCCCAGTTCTCGCGTTTGTTCTTGAGTTCTTTGCAGCGGCGAATGATCGCCTGCGGGTCTGGTGTCTTACCCTTTTTACCGTAAGTCGCCATTAGCCGGTCAAGGTGGTCACACTGACGTTATCGTCATAGTCATCGGATGACAGTCCGGTGCTACCGGTATTGACTGTTGACAGATAACCAGTTTCAGCCGACTGCATCCGTTTCCACTTCCGGTAATCATCAAAGGTCTTTACCCAAGTCGGCGCACCAGGCCACACCGGACCGGTGGTTTCGGTGCCGCCTGAGAAAGAATCGGCAAACGATTGCATCGTAGTGCTGTAGCCGGTGGCTTGTGCATTGATCGCGGCTATCGCAGCGTTAAGGGCTGCCTGGGTTGCATCAATCTGAGTATTCACTGCCGGACTTGAAGTGGGGCCGCCGCCCACCGGAGAGGTATTGGGTTGTCTGGTTTTGGGTTTTTTACTGCCGCCTCTCGGTCTTGGAGCGGGGCGATCAGCACCCGCAAAATCTGCATTGAGGCGACCGGCAGCGTTATTGATACCAGCCTGAGTCAAAACCCGGATCGCTTCATTGCGCCGCCACGCAGCAGACTTGCCTTTGTACTTACCCTTACCAGAGGAAAGATCATTGATCTGGCTGACAACTTTTTTGCCAGCAGCACTTGCTTTGCGGGGATTAAAACCGGTCAGGAAGTTTTGCTGATATTTCTGATTCCAGAGCGACTGCGCTAATTCAGCCTGCGTGACATTGGTTTTTTTCCCGACATTGATCTTGATATTCTTCCGGCCGCCAAAAAGTTTTCTCGGCGCATAACTCGGGTCTGCTTGTTTTCGTCTCGCGAGATTTGCTTTGCTGGCTAATGTCTGCTGCCATCGTTCCCATGGGCCATCACTGCCGCCATCGTTGCCGCCATCTGCACCGCCTGGACCTGCCATAATATTTTCCTACGCTATCGCTCTTACGACCCGAGTGGGTCTGTGTTGTTGAATGTGTCCCATCTCATCCCAGCCCATGCAGAAAGTACGCATCGCATCAGCGGCATGGGATGACCAGTCGTGGACTGGTTTGGGTTTCCAGGTTTGGTTCTTCTCGTCAAAATCTTTACGGTACGCCGCGAGGCAATCGATCAAATGACCGCACTGGTCCTCGTCAAACAAAAAGCGGTTGAACATGGCACGCACGCAGTTGATGCCGTCATCAATCGGGGCTTTTCGGACCACCGTGAAAAAGAGACCTAAGTCGCGCGCCATCTCAATGCGGGTCTTGCCGCTGGTGAAGTCACGCGCCGAAATGTCGTGAGGCGCGAAGTGCTCACCGTAGGTGTATTCCTTATCCTTGATCAGGTTCACATAGAACGGCAACGCTTCACCTGCGTGCTGTTCGTAATCAATGATGTGGATCTGCTGGTCCACAATCTGCGCAAAGATGATCGCGGTACTGTCGCCGATGCCAATGTCCCAGCCGGTGTAGACCGGGAAACCGCTGCGGTGCGGAACCACCGTAATGCGGTTCATGGCACGCGCCTTGTCGATCTGGTCGCGGTAGTACGCACCAGGCAGTGCCGCGTCCCAGGAGCAGAAATATTCGCTCTGGATGAGTTCTTCCGGCATCCCCTCATCGCGCTCACGCTGGATCGCGTCATCGTCCAGGAGGCCGGTATCCTCGACCGAGAGTTTCTGGACGTACCAGTCGGGGTTCTTCTCGGCCATCGTGAACAAACGCCAGCCGTGGTTTCTGCCACGCGGTGTGTAGTTGAACACGGCCCAACCATCGTTCAGTGCCAGGATCGGTCGGATCAGCTCCCAGGCTTTAGGGTTCTGCAGTGAGTATTCTGAGAACACGACCCCGACAGGGTTGGTGCCGACGATGCTGTCGATGTTGTCGGTGCCGACCAACTGAATGATGCTGCCGTTGCCGAGGGTGACGCGCATCTCAGTGTTGTTTAGGCTACGCACGATCTGCTTGGGCAGGTGATCCAAGAACCGGACCCCTTCATTGCTCATGCCGGACCAGATGACCTTCTTCGCCTGGTTGTATGTTGGCAGCGAGTAGAAGTAGGTGCCTTTACGCTCCAGGGCTTTTTTGATCGTCAGGTTCCACAACGTCAAATCCTTTCCCGCTCTCCGATGCCATACCAGGCAGGCGCGCCGGTAGTCATTGTCGAGTGCCGCGAAGATTGGGATCTGGTATTCGCGCGGCGTAAATTGGTAGGGGATTTGAAGTTGCGTCAAACCGTTGTTACATCTTGGAAATCAGGTGTTTGGCACGTTTTGCGGCTGCAGCACGCAGCGCATCATGCCGTGACTTAGTCATCTTTCCAGCGCGCACCAGGTTTTTCAGTTGCACCTGTTTGGCGTGCTGCCATTTGTTGACTTCGCTGACGTTTGAGAATCCGGTTTTCTTTACGTCCGAACTGAGTTTGAAATTGGACGTTCCGGTCTTCTGGACCTTGTGTTCATGCTGCTTGCCTTCTTTTGCAGCGGCGGCGTAAACCTTCTTCGCGGTCCCTTTAGTGTGCATCGCCTTGTGATGCTTTTTGGCAAACTTGCGAGCGGCTGACCTGCGGTTGTACTGAGCCTGGGTAATTTTGCCTTCGGCGAGAAGTTGGTCGAGATTGGCTGCAGTGCCAGACTTGAATCCGACCTCACCCATTTTTTTGCCAGTTCGATAGGACCGGCGCGCCTTCGTAAATCCTTTGTCACGAATTTTCGCGACCATCTTTTCTCGGAGTTTCTTTTTCTGCAACGCAGTTAATGCCATTTTTTGCCTCTACTTTGTATTTAAATTTCCAAACTCGGAAATCCCGAAAATTTTTTCGGTAGGTTGTGTACCTGGATGATTCGGTTTCCTCGGGGGAGTAAGTTTTTTTGTTAGGTTTCGGATACGTTTCCGTTCTTGCGTACGCAAACTCGGGGATTCTGAAAAATTTTTCACACGCTCCTATCACTATATGATGGGGGCCAGCGTTTCGGGGGGTGGGGGGTCGTTTTTCGGCGCGCGAAGACCCCCCCCGGCCCTACGAAAATAGTCGCGACAACCCTGACCCGGTGGTGACAGCGTTCGCAAGTGCTTGTTTTCGCTCAGTCTTTTTTCTTGTGGGGCAGATCTTGTGGGGCAAACTTGGTGACGTTGACCCCGAGACCAGGCTCGCTGCTCTCAGAACTCGAAGATCGGTCGTTCCCTTCGTCCATTTTTCCCATCGAATCTGGCATCTCAAACTTGGTCACGCTGACTTCAAGATCCTTCTCGTCCACGTTCGTGACCATTGAATGATGTAGCCCAGCCCAGCGGAATTGCATCAATCTTGAGAGCGCACGCTCCTCGACTGCCAGGTTTCCATCTGCTCTCGCCTTCTGTAACAACTCAACGTAACCCATCAGCGGATCGAGGCCAAGATCCTCCATCCTTTCTGCAGCCTGGAATGACAATTTGTTTTTGCTGCCCTTTGGTCTGCCAGGATTGCCCTTCTTGAATCGTGACTGACCATCTTCGCGCGTTGCGTTGTAGCGTGGATCTTTCTGAATCTTTTTTGTTGCTGCCATACTCGACTGCGACCAATAATGTGTGTGAGTTTTCGCTCGGTTGGATCAACAAAAAAGGCCGCCGATTGGCGACCTTGCATACACTCCGTTGGATCATAATTCTACAACACACCTTAAAACTGACCTACAGATCTCTGTTCATTCCACGCCTTCAAATGACTGCGCACTTCGTAGTCCAAACCATCCAATAAAAATAGGCATTTATGTAAATCACGTTCGTTGTTCTTGGTCCACCAACGCACACCAGCGACCTTTGATTTGCGACGATTTGTCAAGGGAGTTTCTGTCAAGGCACAAATCAGCGTCAATCTGGTCATCCTCATCCAGTAGCATTCCTCAACGTCCTCACCGTCACGCTCAAGCCGATGACGTAAGAACCGCAGCACCTGGCAAGACCACTTGCGCTCGTCTGCATAGCGAAGCCTGGCCCAGGCAGCAGCCGGTCGTGACATCTGCGCGAGCACATCTGCGACCTCCTGGAACGTCAGATCAGGAGTGCCGCCGGATCCCCGCTGAAACCGACTAACCTTCGGATTCAGTAGTTTGAACGACTCCAGCGTCAGCATAAGTCACCCTATAAAAGTTAGCCCAGCACGCCAGGTTCATCTCAATTTGATGATGGCAGCCTAAATCCGGCCTCAAAGCACACATACTCATCAGAGCGCGCCATTCGCCCCTGTCGAGGCGATAGACCAATAGTGGCTGCCTACCACTACTAACAGCCTGAACGGCCGTCTGAGTCCACCAGGCGGCCTTTCGTGCGACTTTAGCCCTTTTTACCTCAATCGCCCAGCCTGGAATCAGGATGTCAGCACCACCACCGGCAGCCTGCGCCTGCCAGTTTCGGTGGACCTCAATCCCAATCTCCTCACGGAGTATCTTTGCGACCTCGCGCTCCCCGCTTGCGCCCTTGTTTCTGCTGTTTGTCACGGAAGATTGCCTCGTAGCATTGCCTGGTCGGTCTGTATAAATCTGGCATTGGATCAATATCTCCTCCCCATTCGTACCAGGATCTGAACTGCTGGCACGCCATTTCCTCCGCAGCACACCTATCAACGTAAACGCAACCCTTCTCGCAGGGTGGTGTCCCAATATCCACCAAAGCATCCTGGAGTTTCTTAAACCCCGAGATCCCACAACCGCAGTCCTTGTTGTATCCCCGGCGCAGCGATGCTGCGCGCATCTTCACGAACTCACCGCAATCGCAAAGACAGATCCACATCGCCCCGGCACCTTCACTCTCTGCTGGTGCCACAACCTCCAGTGATGCGTACCGATTGCCGAGTTCATTTTTCGCCCTCTTATCCATCGCCATCTGAAGGAGTAACTGCTGGAGTAATCGTTAAAGGACAGGACCAGGACTAGGAGTAACTATGTTTAATAGTTACTCCAGTCCAGTGTCCTCCAATGCTGGAGTAAAAAGGAGTAAACATGGAGTAGAGGCTGGAGTAACTCCTAAACATCCGGGGTCTCTCGGCGGCGAATTCCAGACGAGTTTGGGATCTTCGGATGTGGTTCCTTCACCAGGTTCCGCTTCTTAATCCACTCCTCGACATACCGCTTCGCGGCCTTGTATTCGATGTCGAAGTTCTCCGAGATCCATTTACCCAAATACCGGTCCCGGCCTGCGTGGTGACCGCTGAATGGATCCTGGGCATCCCAGCGTCTAACGACCTCCTGGAATATCTCCCGGATCTGGTCCGGGTCCAGGACCGTACGCTCCAGGAGGCAACTACTGACCTCCTCGCTGCGGTCGATCAACAGACCAGACTCATCCCTGATATAAACCGTGATCTTGTCGGATCCAAACTCATTGGATTTACAGACCCCACCCTTGATCATGGACATTGGCCCCATGTCATCGCCGAGGGCGGCAGCAGCGGCCTCGCGTTCCTCCTGGGAGGCCATCCAGAGGGCGTAGACCCAGCGCGCACCGTCGACCAGGCCGGTCGTGCCTCGGATCTGCTCTCGGGCCTGGAACAGGGTTTCGATGTGCTCATTACCTTTACGCATGTGGTGAGCAGCCATGACGCACGCTCCGGTTTCGGCACATAAAGAAGACACCGCAGACCACCAGACCTGGGCTGCTGCGGGGTCGCTGGTGATGTCTGCCTGGACAAAGACCTGCAGCGGGTCCAGGGCAATGAATTTGAGATTAGGAATTCGCTTCACCTCTTGGCAGAACCACAACCATTCCTCGGTCATCATGTATTCACCGTGGACCTGCTTGATGAAGGTGATGCTGCCGCCTGCGTCCGGTAACGGCACCATGTAGAAGTTGTCCTGGATCGCTGCCCTGCCCTTCTCGGAGAGGATCTGATCGATCCGGCGATGGATCGCGGTGTGACTGTCCTCGGCCGAGACCACCACGACTGCTCCGCTGTCTACGACTTCGCCGCCCAGGGCATATCTGCCTATCATCGACGGTCCAGTCGCTATCGCGATTGCGGTGTCCAGGATCAGGTACGACTTACCGACTCCCCCCATTGAGGCCATCAGGCACGCAGTGCCCTGGGGCATCACATCCTTTATCAGCCACTGAATATCATTGGCCTTGCCCTGGTATCGCTCGATGCCCCAGTCCGTGACGCGGAACGGCGCGGTGAATCCTTCGTGCTCCTCGGGGTGCTCCAGGCTCGCGAAGTAATCGTCAAGTTCCTTGACCTGCCGCTCGAGCCTACCCATCAAGCAATCTCCTGATGTCGCGTACCGCGCCCAGGAAGATGGTTTGATCACGTTCGTTGAGGTCGAGTGCCTCGGCCAGGTGGTCCCAGTTGCGGTCTATTTGACCGGCATAGATCAGCAGCAACGTGACCGCAGGCTTCGCGCGGTCTACTCGCTGCTTCCAGTTGACCTGGTGGTGATGACCGTTCTTGACTGACCCGGCGAACAAGTCGCCGAGTTCAAGATCGACAGCGTCGAGCACCTCGGACGGTGCGCATCCCGCAAAGCAATGAATCAGGATCTTGTCATCGGCTTCTGTTATGGATAACGACGGCAGCCGGTCCTCATGTGAGGGACACTTCGCCTGCCATCTGCCCTTGCCGCCCCTGACTCCCTCGAGGCGATTCAATAGTGTTTCGAGTTTTGCTTGCATAAAAAAAAGCCCCCCTTAGGGGGGCATTAATAGTGGAGGAGGAGAATGGCCGTGATTTACGCCTCACGGCTGGCGGGTTTGCCGAAAATGTCGGGTCGAAGTTGCTCGGGGGTCACTTGGTGAGACACCAGTTCGGTCAAACTACGTACTCTTGTGGCGGGAATTCCCCGCTTTTTCCAGGCGAAAACCGCTTGGCGGCTGACTCCGAGGGCGCGTGCCGTAGCACTGACACCACCAGCCCGATGTATCGCTTCTTCGACATGGTAATAGGGTGTTGACATGAGAAGTATCTCTTCTGTACAGTTCGAGTCCACGGATGGTAAAGCAAGTGCAGCAACCGATGCAAGTGGTTTGCATCCGCAGCAAAGAAGTTTTGGAGATAGAACGTGAGAATCGAGAGTTTTAGTTTTCACAAACAACAGGAGAGAGAAATGGGGCCACAGCGAAAACCAAATGATGATGATTCGTGGGGACTGGAAATCGGTGACCGAATTCAGCACGCAATGGAACAAAAAAATATGGACAACCGGACACTCGCACGACTGTGCGATGTCGGTGAACGAGCGGTCTCACAGTGGAAACGGGACGGCAAAGTGTCTCGCGAAAAATTGCCACTGCTTGCCAACGCGCTCAGTGTCTCTGTCGATTACATCCTCGGTGTCTCCAAAGCCGAAGACACCACCACAGTGGACGATGACAACCTCATTGCTTTTGAGCCGCGCATAAACAAAGTTGAACATGACGCTGTTAGGAATGTGCAACTGCGCCGACAGAACATCGTCTACGCGCCGGTCATAGAATATGAAGAAATCGTTGACCAACTTCAACGCGACCCCGCCCACATCGCCAAATTGTTGACCGCTTTCACGGAAGAACAAGACTCGCGAGCGATTGTTCCGTATATGTTGAATGCTGACAAAGAGATTGATGGTGCTCCGCAGTTTTTTATTCAACTGCTCGAAGGAACTTTTGAGCCATATTTTTTCAAAGGCGATTTTCTCGGCGTCACGACCACATGGTATCCGTGGCGCGGGACGCTCTGCCTTTTCGCGGTGCGCGACACCGCATGGAGTCAAAAAAGTCACGAGCCACATTTTCGCCTCGTGATTGGCTATTACTTTCCGGTCAATACGCGCATCGATTTGGCCGACATTGGGGGACACTTTGACACAAACTGGGACTATCGTCTGCAAGTCAGTCCTGACCACGAATCGCCTGATGATGTCCATATCACGCCCGACGTGCAGGCGTACTACATCGGCATGGTCACGCTCTCAATGAGGTGGGAGGGACCAACATTGACGCGCAGACACACATCGCTTTATGAGCGGCAAGAAAATGTGATGAAAAAAGCGATCCGTCCATTCAATGTCGATCTGAAATATGTTGACCGCACACCAAAGAAGACGGATTGATCCCAGCACCAACCAAAAAAATAATTCTTGGGAGGCACCGCTTCCCAAGGATTTTTTTTGCCCGTGTCCAGACGCAACGCTTCCGTTGCGTAGATTTTTCGGAAGCACACACACAAAAGGAGAGACTTAATGGCGATTGAATTTAAAACCCCGGCCGAGTCAGCACTCGCGACCGGCGTCAAGATGTTGATCTACGGATCAGCAGGGAGCGGCAAGACCGTCACCTGCGTCACGGCAGAAGAACCAACGCTGATCATCAGCGCCGAGGCTGGACTGCTTTCAATCAAGGACGCGCCCGACTCGATCCAAAAGATGATCCAGATTGCGGAGTGTTCCACCCGTGCTGACGTTGAGGAAGTTCTTGAGTACCTGCAAGCAAAAGGTGCGCCCCCTTGGGTGTGCGTGGACTCTATCTCCGAG